CCTCTTTGCTCATGTTCGCCTTATAGACACGATCCCATGCTTTGTTCGCATCAACACCAAAGGCGTCGAGTGTACCAATAGCGACGACACAGATGTCGATCAGACCATCAACGATTTCTTCGGCGTCACGTGCATCAACAGCGAGCGACGTCTCGTTGGCTTCTTCATAAAGAAACCGCAGACGAAAATCTAAGAAGTCACGCAACTGATGTTGGTTATTCTTTACCCACTCGTGCACTCCGTATTTCTCATGCATCTTGTTGATGTCTTTAACCCAATTCTTACTCATAACTATTCTCCGTATTAGATGTATCCATCTTACCATTATATAAGGGAAATGTACATGCTGGATATCGACGCATATACACTTTTTCATAACCATAATACCACTGACCATCTACACAGTGTGGTATATGATAATCTTTCGCGATTGGCTTTTTCTTTCGCTTCTTTTTTCTAAAACCAAGCTTTTCTGTTAGATTATCAAGCAAGTTGCATTCTCTTTAGTTTACGTTCAATAAGTTTTTGTTTTCTTTTGGCTTGATCCATGTGAATCTTTTTAGCTCGACTTAGATAGTTTACACCATCGAGATGATCTAACTCATGTTGAAATGCTCTGCATGATAAACCATTTAAAGTTTTCGTTTGAATTAAACCTGAAGTATCATAAAAACGAACTCTGATCCATTCAGGTCTCCTAATTTTTACAAATAAGCCAGGAAAAGTCAAGCAGCCTTCTTCATGAACAGCGTATTTTTCACTATAATGAACAATTTTAGGATTGAAACAAACAAGAGGGTATGGTTGTGTGTTTAGAACAAATACGCGATGATCTAAACCTAATTGATTTGCAGCTAAACCAGCGGCGCCAGCTTTTTGCATCATCTCAATCATTTTTTCTGCTAGTTCCTCTGCATTGACTTTATTATCAAATACAAATGGCTCTAACTTTTTATTAAAAATTGGATGAGATGGAGGTACTAAATGAAGTTTATCTGTCATCTTCTAACTCAGGAGCTTCTTCAATTTTAAACTTACGTAAATAATTTACACTCTCAGATTTTGGTTGTTGATCAATATAATACTGTGCTGCCTCTTCATCTAAAAACAAACGAGGTACAGAACGAGTACGACTGAGCTTCATATCGAGTACTGGATCCCAATCTCCATCTTCGGTTAATTGTACTAAAACTTTATATGCCATGTTTCCTCCTACGCAGCGATCTGCGAGAAATTTTTGACCTTCTCGAATCGAATGTTACTGTGGAACTTATCGAAGAGTTGGTCACCTTTGTGTGAGATGACAAAGACGTTCGTGTCTTGTGTCAATTGTGTAATTAATTTCAAGAACTCATCGGTACCTGTTGTATCGAGTGAGGAGTCAAATACTTCATCCATGATCAAAAGGTTAGTCGTTACAGAGTTTCTTAGCTTGGCGACAGCGCGCCATGTGAAAAGCAATGAAAGATCAATACGCATCTTTTCACCTTCGGAGAACGAGTCGTAAGTAAATTCATCTCTGAACCTCGACTTGATCTTTTCATTAAATTGTTCATCTAACTCGAATTGTACGAAGAACTCCATCGCAGCGAGATACTTATTCATTAGTTTGTTGATGATAGGTACATACTGCTTGATGATTTTTGATTTGATACCACCATCTTTGAGTAACGACGATGCAATCTCGTATCTCTCTTTCTCTCGTAATAGTATTTCATGCTTTTCTTTGTTCTTACCAAGTGTAGCATTAAGTTCGTCGAGGTCGTCTGTCTCTTGTACTTGTGGTACTTCTTCGAGAGATTGATTAAGTTCTTTGATACCATTTTGTGTAGATGTCATCTCACTGTTGAGATTCATCATGATTTGATTGATATCGTTGATAGTATCTTGTACAGCTGAGATCTCGTTCAGCCTGAGCTCGACCTCATTGAAATGGTCGGTCATCTTATCGATACCATCTTTGATCTCAAGTTGTTTCTCTTGCTGTTCACAGATATGATCTTCTTTAAACTCTTCGTCAATAGACTGATGACATGTAGGACAATCGTCATGATCTTTAAAGAACTCGATTTGTGATTGGATATTCTGTACCTTCGAAGAGAGTTGCATCTTTAGCTCGTTCAGCTTACGTTGCTTACCTTTGATGGTATCTCTATCTTTGATACTATCGTGCAAATGTTTGACGTGATTTGCCTTACCTTCGTATTGTAATCTCAAATCATTTAATTTTGTCTCTAACTCTTCTACCTTCTTTAACTTAGCATCGCGATCTGACTTCTGCATTGACATGATCTCGTTGAGATGTTTCTTTGTTAATGAGATACGCTGCTCGAGCATGTCGATCTGATATTTGGCTTCGATCACATCATCTCTATTCTTGTTGATCTTCTCTTTGAGTAGGTTATTCATCTTCGTAAAGATTTCAATGTCGAGTAGATCTTCGATAACGTCACGTCGTTCCCACACTTTCATCTGCATAAATGGAATGAAGTTAGCAGAACCAATGACTACGATCTGTGTGAATGATTTGTGATTGAGTTTGAGTACGTTCTTCTCGAGGTATTCTTGATATTCTCGTACAGATGCATGCTGATCGACCAACTTACCATCACAGAAGATCTCGAATACATTTGGCTTGATGCCGCGACGAATCAGATACTCTTTGCCTTTCGAAGAGAATTCTATCTCAACAACACAACGCTTAGACGTGATGCTGTTGACTAGCTGTGGCTTATTGATGTTACGATATGGCTTACCGTATAGACCAAACGAGATAGCATCGAGCATGGTAGATTTACCAGCTCCGTTCTCGCCTACGATAAGGGTAGATTGTGCTCTGTTCAGATGGATCTCAGTCCACTGATTACCTGTCGACAAGAAATTTTGCCAACGTACAACTTTAAAATACAACATATATTAAGAATTCTTAAAACTTAAATCACCATAACGCGTACTGATGACTTTGATGTTTTTGCCTGTTTCATTTGCCCACCATAGGGTCCATATTAACGCTTTTACGTCGACTTGTACATGGTCACTTGGAACAATACAATAATCTGGGCATACCTTATCTGGTGGCCAAATCATAAATCCACATTTTGATGGTTGTAACCAATTTGGTAAACCTTCGTCTAGAGTCCATGTACATTGCCAGTTTCTACAAACATCTGGTCTGTCTTCATGTATAGTGCAACCTTTATCAGATAATTTATAACATGGTATAGAATCTTTGACAATAATTTTTTCACCAGTTTTTGTTTCGTCTTCAAATATTAAACGGCCGCGACAACATTCTGTGCAGTCTCCACATTCTCTCATTCAGTACTTAGCGCCTCGTGATATAAATCATAGAATAAATCATTCATTGGTTTGTTATCACTCAATTGTAAATTATCTATGTATTTCCGAATGATAGTAATGGTATCTTCTGCCTCATCTACAATATTCTCATCATCTTCGAGATCAAGATTAAAGTTATCTTCGACCACCTGCATATGTGCAGGATTGGCAGCATTCAACTTATCAATGTACAGATCGAACAAGTATGGGTTGTCTTTGTTCTTGACTACCACTTTCACATGTGAATCTTTCAACTTCTCAAAGTCTTGCTTCAATACTTCTTCACCTTGACTATCGTCATAGAAAACCTTATGAAACATAATAAACGGATTTTGAAAATAAGTCAACTCTTTTGTTTCGGTGTCGAGTATATGGAATCCACGTGGATCGTCATAGTCTGACCATGTCATCTCATATGGAGCGCCAAGATAATTGATATTGTCTTTCGTAGACTTATGATGGAAGTGACCTGAACATACCATGTCGAACTTCTGAAATGCTTTATGCGATAGTCCGTGATCGATCACTGCACCACGATACATTTCGAAGCCTTGGAACTCGAGATGACCAAGACAGATGTCAGACTTTGATTGATCGATAGCATACATCGCAACATCATAATTCTGACTATTGATCCATGGCATCATCAAGATAGATGTGTCATAAAAATTTACTTCAGTCGGTTCAGAATACACATGCATATCAAACTCACCAAGCAAGAGATCAGGTGCATTGACTCGATTGGTATTCTTAAAATAGATATCATGATTACCTACGATACAATGTAGACTCAACCCGTCGCGTGCGATAGGATCAAAAAAGTAATCGCGGCAGCGACTAAGGGTGTCAAAATTAACATACTTGCGCCTGTCGAAAATATCCCCGAGCTCGACGATATCTCTGACGCCCATTTCTCTAAGAGTGGGAAAGAAGAATTCTTCATAGAATTTTCTGTAGTATTCGTGGAATTGGATGCTGTCATTACGTACTCCGAAGTGTTGATCGGTAATCAATGCAATTTTCATTCAGTAAATTTCTCCAAGCCTTTTGGTTCGGCAGGTTTTTTCTTTTTCTGTTTGTTCTCAAATTTATCGATGATAGGTTTCATCTTCTCGTTAGCAATGTCATAGTTCTTATATGCATCGGAGCCTTCATCATCGAGGAGTTCTGCATCGACTACTAATTGTTCTAGTGATTTGTATTTGACGTATGTCTGCTTCTTCTCTTTTTCGATACGTCGTAGGAATGCATACCAAATAATTTGTGTAAAGTATGCAAATGGATTCTTGGATTTTTCTGGATTAAAGCTATGTACAGCTACCACACAATTTTCGAGTGCATCACAGATCATCTCGTCTTTGTATGTGTATCCAGAGAAGTTAGCTTTCGTAGCTAGCTTGGTGGCAATCATCATAAAACATTTGCCGATATCCTCTGGTACTCGTGGTGCTGGTTTGTTATTCTTTTCTGCCTCTGCGCAGTCAGCTTTGAATTGTTGTAATAGAGCATAGAACTCTTTGTTGTTGATATAGTTTGCCATCAGTGTACCTCATGATCACCTTTTAATTTTTCCATCATTGCAATAAGAGTTTCATTTCTTCTATTTTTTCTACCTGTCTGTGGTTCAGGTTCAGGATTTCTTTTGTAACTCATTTTACATTCAATTAATTCTTTCTCGTAAAAATCTATCAAAGATTCTACAGGATCTTTGAAGACATGCATAATACAGTCATTAGGTATTGTAACATCAAATGACTGAGTAAAGATACAATATTTTGTAAAGTACATGACAGGTGCATCAGTTTCTTCACTGATATGATAGCGCATCAACATTGCATCATCGAGTTCAATGTTGTTCTCATTTTTGATCATCATCTTGCCAAACACTTCTTCACCACTTTTGAGTTTTACTACTACGTGCATTAGTCTATTCCTATGCTGTATAGTTTGTAGTCAAACTTCTCTTCATCATATATTTTCACTCGCTCCATCAAATGTTTCAATGTAAAGTTTGATGTTGACTTCCATGACAAGTCATCAGCGATATCATATAATGTCGCTGAGTCTTTAGTATCCGACTTCCTCAGTCCTCGGCCTATCGATTGTAGATTACGTATCTTTGATTTCGACGGACTTGCAAAAATAATTGAATGTAGATTCTTGATATTTACCCCTGTTGAAAACGTACCGTACGAGGCCACAATGATTGCATCATTTTCTTTCTCTACAATACCGCGAATGTCATCACGTTCTTCGCCTTTAACACCACCATGTATGAAGAATACTTTACGATCACCAGCCTCTTCTTTTATCATCTCTTCTAGTATTCTACCATGTTTGTCAACATATTGAAACAGTAAAAGAGTGTTACCATTTAACGAAAGTGCGAGGTTCTTGATAAACTTATTGCGACCTTCATGTGATACGAGAAAATCCATCTCAGCTTGATAATCCATCTTAGATACTATCTTACGTATCTCGTCATGGTACTTGAGCGCAAGTATCTTGATCTTAAAGTCTGCCAATGTACCACTGTCCATTAGCTCCTTCGTTGAGATAACTTTTTGTGCTGGTCCGAATAAGCCTTCGAGTACAAGTTTATGTGTCTGTGTACCATCTAATGTACCAGTAAAACCAAAGCGATACTCTGTATCTTCCATCTTTTCTAAGATAGATGTTAGTGACTTGGCTTTGAAGAGGTGTGCTTCGTCACCAATGACTACGTCAAACTTCTTGAACCAATCTTTACGTAATTTATATATGGACTGCCATGTTGTGATGACAACAGGCTTATCAGTATTCTTATCTTTACCACTAAATATTTTATGACAGTATTTCTCGCTGTTGAACCCATATTCTTCGAAATCAGAATACATCTGATGTACCAGCGTAGTTGTAGGCACAATAATCAATGTCTGTCGTAGTAACTTACGCATGATCATATAGATGATGAAGGACTTACCAGAAGCTGTAGGTGAGATAAAGAGTCCACGCTTATATCGTATTGCGTCTACGTATGCTTCGAGTTGGTAATCGCGTGGTACCATCGTAAACTTTTCTTCTTCAACAAACTTCTTCGCTTCTGCTACCGAATAGTTGTCTGCACTATTGTCGTACTCGTACTCTATTTTATAACCACGTTCTTTGGCAAATATCTGCACATAGTTATTGAGGCCAGAGTACAGCATCTGTGTAGACGTATTATATAAACGGATCTGACCGTCCCAAAATTTATTGCGATACGCAGGCATGAACTGGTAACCAGGTACTTTAAATGTAAAGTACGCTGAGAGCTCCTCTGCGATGCCACGATCATCGGTCTTTACTTTATTATAGACCTCATTGATCTTCTCGATGTATAGCTTATCCGCCAACCTTGAATCTCTCCCATTCAATTGCTGACTTGATGTGGAATCCACGATTAGAAATTGTTTTGATAATGTCTGCGAGTAGTTCTAGTTTTTCTTGTTGATATGCAAGTTTAAGATTGAGCGCGATAATGTCAGAGTCTGCGTCAACATATTGACCAGCATCTGATTTAAGAATACGACCCTTTGGTGGTAGTTTCCAACCTTTTGCAATGTGTTCTTCAGTTGGTCCATCTACATAGAACTCATACTTATCGAGCTTCAATTGTTTCATATCAGCTTCGAGTTTTTTATGAGTAAGTCTTTCTTGAGAGAATATACGATAGTATTTATGGTGTAGCTTTGCTAATTCAAGAGCAGCATTACCAAGTTCGGTACGATCGATCTGTGTATCATCGGACCACAGATCAAAGATTTCATCGAGAGTCATGTGCGCACTTTTATGGACTATAAAGTGTTATTTTACTACACTTTTATGTACATGTACATGTTATACAGGTGTAAATGTATATTTTAGAAAACGGAAACTAGCAGTAGCTTCAATATAGTCTATCTGTGTGTCGCGAGAATCCATAATCAAATCAGATAGTGATACTGGGAAAATATCTTCGAAGTCGATTCTAATAATAGGTTGCATATTACTAGATAACACCATCAAATAGCTATCGGATTCGAGTCCGTCACCAGTCAATTGTTTGCCTTCTTCTGCTAGATCTTTATATTGATCAAAGCTATCAGGAAAAGAAAGCCCTGTTAGCCAATTAAATATTTCAATATAGTTACCTAAATCTTCGTTTACTTTAAACGATACATTTAATTCTCCATACACGAGATGGTCACCATAACGAGGAACGTTTTTAAATGGTGTTGGTTGTTCGATCACAGGAAAACTGACACCAGGAACCGTAACATTTTGTACAAAGAAATTAAATTCCGGTAGTTTCTTAATGTGAAAACTAAAGCCAACTGGCGATAGCATATTCTTATTCATTGCCATAATAGAATTATACCATATTTTCTATTATTTATATACAAAAAAAGGGAGGCCGAAGCCTCCCTCAAAAATGTCCCTAACGGGCTTCTTTTTATTACAACAGGTTGCTGACCGAAGACATACGATAGTATGCGTTGGTGCCAGCAGAGATGACGCCATCGGATACAGCAGGAGTACCTTGTACAGAGTGTGCGAAGGGGTTTTCAACAAGACCGTATCGAGTCTTGAATCCAATCTTCGGCTGGAAGGTGTCTTGATCGACAGCACGTACCATCTGCAGCGGAACATAGGGGCAGTAGAAGATACCAGCGTCAAATGCGCCTGCACCTTTATAACCGATGTTCATGTAGTTGGTAGTTGCATAAGGATCGATATAAACACGATATCGACCGTTCAGTACACCAGCGAAGGTGTTACCAGTGTCGTCAATTGCCAGAGAGTTGCTGTTCAGAGCAGGCGTATAATCCAGAACACCAGCCATCTGAAGTGCAGATGCAACGTCAGAAGAACAGATGATCAGGTTAGCCTTACCACGACGAGTGTCCTTAGCTACTTTGTTAGCTTCGCGCTCGATGTGGAACATGAGGCCCTTGAACTTCTCAACTGACCAACGACCTGAAGCGTCAGTGTCAAGATCGAAAGTACCGTTAGTAGTAACAGTGCCTTGCGAACCAGCAACAGCCGCAGTGTTGATCGTACGAATTACTTCGCGGTTGATTTCAGCCAAGATCTCAGCAGCGAGAATATTGCTGAGTTCGGCTTCAGCGTCAAGACCGTGTACTGCTTTCAGGTCTTGAGCGAGTTCAAGCGAGTAATCCGCCTTCAGCGCACGTGACTTAGCAGTTACAGTGACTTTGTCGATCTTCATCGCCATCTCACCGAATGCAGTACCACCATTCTCGCCGAGTGCTTCAGCAGCAGAGGTAGCCATTGCAGTACCAGGCGCACCTGACTGAGAATTGCCAGAGTGAGTACCAGTACCAGAGAAGTCGGTGTCGGCTTCGTCATACATAGCTTCGGTACGAGGAGTGGTGTTGGCACCATCCGGAGCGTACTGAGCGCTAAGAGCGAAGATCAAACCAGTCGGACCAGTCATAGGCTGAACACCACATACGTCATAAGCCATCAAGTTCGGCAGTGTACGACGAACGAGGCTGATAAGGATAGGATCAAAACCAGCGAATTCACCGTTGGGTGAAGAACCCATACCAGCGCCTACAGCGTTTGAAGGTGCTTCTGAAAGAAGCTGTTGGCTAGCGCCTTGTGCAGCAGCCTCACGAAGAGCACGCTCGGTGTTCTCGAGGACCATAGCGGTAACCATTTTCTTGTGGGAATCAGCGATTTCAGGAAGATCAGGGTGAGAGATCACTGGTGCCCACTTGTTTCGAATTTGTTCATTTAAATTCATGTTAGTGTTACTCCTGTTTATTATTTTGGATATACTTATCTATTTATAAAAAAGTTAACTTCTATGCGTTCTAGAAATTGCTTGGAAGTAATGCTTCATCTCTTCGGGAATAACTTGCTGTCCCTCTTCAGACTCATCATTAGAACCAACAGAAACTTCTTCATCAATTAGACCAGTATGTCCTTCGTTTTCTTGCTTAGACTCAGTGAAATACTGTTCCTTAATGATCTTCAGTTTTTCTGCATACTCTTCAGCGTCAGCATACTCGATGCCTTCAGCCAATGAGCGAAGCTTTTCAACTTGCGTTTCGACTAGATCTTCAGTTACCTCTTCGAAGGCAGCTTCAACGCTTGCTTCACTAATCATAGCATTCAGCTTCAGGTTTTCGGCCTGTACTGATTCCAATGACTCTTCGAGCTCAGCGACTGCACTTTGCAGTTCGTCGATGAGATCGACCTTTTCTTCGGGAACTTCAACGTAGCTCTCGGCGAAAAGATTCTTCAAGCCGTCAATGAATGATTCGGTTGCTTGAACACGGAAGTTGGACTCGATGGCCACTTCGTTTTCTTGCATCCACTGCTCAACAACGTAGTCCATATACTGTTCTACTTGCTGATGCAACTCATCAACAGACTCGGTGATTTTTTCTTCAAGCTGAGTTTCAAACTCTTCTTCGAGGCGAGCAACTTCGAGAACAACACGGTTCTGAACTGCTGCTTCAAACAGAGTAGAAGCTTTTGCTTTAAAATCTTCTGACAAATCTTCTTGATCAGCAAGAAGCTCGTCCATATCTTCCTTCATGGCTTTAGCAGGAACAGCAACACGAGGAGAAGGTACACCTGCTCCGCTATGATTTACTGACGCTGCATTCTTGCCAGAAGTATCGGGAACCGAATCAGCCTCTTTACCAACTTGGGCAAGAGTCTTATCGAGAAAAGCAGAAAGATCCTGCTTGGTCATGCCAGCAACTTTAGACATCAGATCACCAAGCATCTGAGTTTTGGTTGCTGAAGGCTTTAAAGTTTCAGCCGCACCAGATGAAGCTTCTTCAAGAGATTCCTCTTGCTCAACTACATCTACTGCCTCTTCAACTTCGATTTGATTTTCTTCAGACATTAGATATATCTCCTAGATTATTTTACTAGTTTTAGTATTTATATAAATTAAACTTTTGAAATCTCGTTGAGAAATTTTTCAAACATGTGCAGCTTTGCTTGCTCGCTCAATTTCTTGTTGCGAGCCGCTTTTTGAGCTTCACGCTCGATCTCTTCTACTCGCATTGCTACAGCTTTACCCTGATCCCACACCCATTCGACACCTTCCATAATTCCATTTACGAAAGCATCAGGAGCGGATGGATCAGCGACGATGTCAGCGGCAGTTGCCAAGTAGAAGTCCTCTTGTACTTCCATCACACCGTCTTTTCCTTCTTTCAGGGAACCCATTCCCCTCGATGATACACCAAGTTGTGCACCGTCAGAAAGAAGACCTTCGACGATTTTACCCATCGGTGTAGAAGAAATTTTGGCTTTACCAATAAAGTTATCGCCTTCGCGAACTAGACTGGTAATAATATGAGATACACGATCCAAATTAATTGAAGGACCGTCGGGATGACCGAGCTCGCCGTAAGCTCGACCTTTAGATACGTTTTCATTTACATAACGACCAACTTCTTTTTCGAGGATGTCGGCATTATATCGACGGCCGTTACGATTTGGAATATTGCCTTGTAGAAAGATACCTTCGATGAACAAGCTTTTCTTGCCGTCAGCATTCTCTTCTGTCAATACTTTTACTGATTCGGTGATTTCTGTAATAAGTTTCATGTCTTGTCCTTACGAGATATTAAATGCTACGCTTGTTGCTTTAACTGCTCCGGGAGATGATACTAAATTTTCATCAGATGCTTTTTGTACAAAAGTAATAGCACCGTTGGGCAGTGTAAATCCAAATCCTGTTTCTTGATTTGTGATTAGAGTATCTGCACCTGAATCGTTATAGATTCGAACACAAGTAGCATCGCTTACAGTGTTAGCCGTTGATAATGCCATCTCGGCAGCTTTTGGTTTAACAATCATTGTTATATTCCGTATTTATTTACAAATAACTATTATCTACTAATACCATGTCGAAGTCGCATGATACAGTATTGTTTGTGCCGCCAGTAATTCTGACATCAATATTAGATTTCTCAGTAATCTTCAGTGGCGTAACGAATTGTGTTTCACCTGTACCAGAATACAATGAAATTGTCGATTGTACTCTAAACACACCACCCATCGGTCTTACCATCAATCTAATAATACTCGACGTCTGCTTTGACGACGACACTCTTAAATTCGATAGGAACGCTGTCTTGCCAGCTGGAACAGTATAAACAGACATTAATGTCTGACCAAATCCAGCAGCAATTTCACCAACTTTAGCACCTGCTGTATTGATGCTAATCGTTCCTACGTTCGTAGTACCACTTGCAATATATGCTCGATGCACTACAATAAATTCTTCTGCGCTTGCTGCGCTAGCTGATGTACCAGCTAATGTAAGTGTAGATTCTATTTCATTGTAATCAGAATCTAAACCTTGTATTACAATCGTCTGTGCTCCAGCACCGCCACCAGTATCATCAGCACTCGAGCTCGTTGCTGTCACAGTTCCTGGAGTAAAATCCCAAGGATATAGTAGTGTCGATGATGTATCGGCTGGAGACCAAATTGTACTTAATGCACCAGATGCAGTACCGTCTACTAAACCAAACTTATGTACTACACTATAACCTGAAACTGCGCCCGATGCAATTGGTATATTAGCAGCATCCCCAAAACTATTGATGATGTTGCCATTCGAATCACCGAGCATGACAACTTCAAATAATGTATTGCCATTAGGCAAAAACGCCGAAGTGTCACGTCGAAACTGAGCCATTAGTCAGACTGTTTACTTACTTCAGTTTCAGCTTTTACTTTACGCCAAATAACTTTACCGTCAGGAGTTTTTGCTTTAACCATTTTATGATCTGCGTGACGCTCGACATCTTCTTTGACCATCTGATCTTTACCGTCAGCAGAATGTCCTTTACCGTCACCTTTTGCTTTCTTACCTTTCAGCTTGGGATTAGCATCGATAACTTCGTCATCGCCACCTTCATCAGCTACACCCATTTTGCCTTCGAAGATCATATCAACAAATTCGATATAACCTTCATCTGATGCTAACATCTCGTCGAGCATTGCTTTTTCTTCTTCGTCAGCTTCTTCATTGTAGAACTCTTCGACTACTTCGTCGATAAGCTTCATAAAGAATGCTGCGTCTTCTTGCAGTTTTTCTTCTTCGAACATGAGGTCTTCGTCGACATATTCCATACCAGCCAACTCTTCAATCTCATCAGCGTATGTCATATCAGTCGACTCATATACGTCATCATCTGTATCGACTTCATAACCCTTATGCGGTGCTCGCTTTGCATGTGAAACGGCAGCGACAGCAGCATCGATCTCTTTCATGCCAGGACCATCAAAGGTGTCGACATTATCGGTGTGTTTACCAATAAAGTCGTTCTCTTTGCCGTCTGCGCCAGAACGATCGATGTCGAGCGTACCCGCTTTCTTGTACTTTTCTAAAATGTTACTAAGTAAGTCAGACATCTTGTGGTTCTTCCATTTCTGTTTCTAATTCTGCTTCTGGTTCTTCAACCTCTACTTCGTCGTCTGTTGTTAATTCGAGCTCGTGGATTTCGGCTTCATCATCAGCATCGACTTGTGGGTTAAACACCTGATTTGATACTTCAGAATAACGTGTATCTAAAGCATCAGAAATTCTGGGTTCCATAGCCGCAGAAAAAGCTTTGAGTGCTGCGACTGGCTTATCTGCTACAGCAGCGCCAATAAAATCAGTTACATCAGTCATATTGTATCTCCAATTACATTACACCTTTATTTATAAAGAAAACGGCTTCATGCTGCGTCATCTTCTTTTTTGCTATCATCGGGCACTAGTTTATATGTAGGCGCAGGTGGTGCTGGTTCTTCTTGCTCTGGTTCATCCTGTTCTAATTCTTCAGGATCAACATATCTTTCATCAGTTTTCTCGTCTGCAATTTGCTTATCGATCTCTTCAATCTCAGCTTCAGAGTGTTGCAGTACATATCGTCTCATATATTCATGCGAATAGTATTTACCAACGTACTCTTCCATTTCTCGCGCCAAACCAACTCGGTCTCGATTTAATTCAGCAAGCTTGAGTTCTTCGAAGTAGTTATCGACAGCAAAGTTGAAATCAATCTGTTGCTTCCACTCTGTCCAATCTTCAACTGTGCACACACCTTTAAGGATCAACTGTCGCTCGAGCAACTTCATAAAGAGTTCAGAGAACTTATTACGTAGTCGAGTAATAAACTTGCCGAACTTTACTTCGTCGCGAGTAATTTCTGTAGCACGACCAAGAGAGAATGTAGTCTCTGGTTGTAGGCGAGAGATGGGTACATTGAGAGAACGATATAGATTATTTTGGAAATAAACAACGTCATCGATGTCTCCTAAATTTTGGCCACCTGGCAGTGTAGTGATTTCGGTACCACGTCCACCTTCTCGGCGTGGAAGCCAGAAGTCTTCGAGCATTGTCATAAACTTACGATCATCTCTGATTTCACCAGTCGATGAATCATAGACAACCTTATTCTTAAATTTGGTCATGATGTCAGCGAGGTATTGTTCTGCTTTAGCTTTAGGCAGACCACCAACATCTACATAAAAGATTCGACGCTCAGGTGCTCGTGAAATACGATAGATGACTAACGAATCTTCTAACGAACGCAACTGATTAAGAGGTCGAATTGCTTTTTGCAAATGAGAAAGAATAAGTTTGTTATCAAGACTTTGATAACCTGAAGTACAATATACTACGGCATCTCGTGCAATCTTCACACCTTCAGCTGATGCTGAACCTGAAGAGCCGTAGCTATTCATTGTAGATCCAGTTAATGAACCCGTTCGCTTCAAGAAACCAGACGGTGAGTACATATAATACTCATTGATCACCTTCTCGATAGTCACACCAGTCTTTTTATCTTTTTCTTTCTTGACTTCTCGTACTTTCTTGATATTACGAGGATCTACATATCGTACTTCGACAATACCTTTTGCAGGTTTGTTCTCATCAACAAGAACGTGGTAGTATAGACGACCGTCTACATACCAACGTCGGAATAATTCGTAGCTCAGACGATTGAATTCAAGTAATTGAAGAACGTTATCAAATTCTTCTTGTATAGTTTTTTTGATTCTGTCTGGTTGTTCTACATCATCTAATACAATAGAGACGGTATCTTCATCGCTGTCTTCAACGATTGCTTCGTTACAAATTTCTGCGATGGCCATGTCAATAGTCGGATCGAACGAGATAGCTCGATACTTATTGACAAGTTCTGCTTCGGTTCGGACTGAACCATCGAGATCAACGTAGGTGCCATAGACACCACCCGCTGCAACGGTAAGTGCACCGTCTTCATTGGAGGGAGGAACGAAGGAGATCCGCTTTTCAGCTTCTTTCTGCTCCTTCTTCCTGTTTATTTCAAATCCAAAAAGGTCCATTCATTATCTCCGATGAAATAAAGGGGATATAGTTATTTATATCCCCTCTATTGATTAGTCAAGGCGGACCGGATTAGGAACCGGGATTGAAGTAGTCGAATGACCAAGTGACCGTATAAGTACCGATCGTATCAGTAGTGTTCCAATCCAATTCAATAGTACCGACATCTGAAGGCCAGCAACCAACGAGAGTATACTCACGAAGCTTAGAGCCAGTCTTACCATAAAGCTTGATAGTAGCATCTTCTTTATAGTCTTCAGGTGAACCGTAAGATCGAATGTTAGAAGGACCATCATTTACCTTTCGGGCCCACTCTTCGAGTACTGCGCGTTGGCTGAAGTCTTCTTCAATCATTACAGTCGTAGTCCATTCTGCGAATGTTCGGTCACCAGCAATCTTCACTTTACGACCGAAGTAGGGAACTTCAATAATACCTGTCGTGAATGAAGGAACTTGCGATGACATGCACAGCAGATTGAACTCTTCACCCAAAGTCGTGACTTGTACTTCAAACAGGGCGGGACGATACCCACCCTGACTGAGAGCCGCTGACTTGAAGTTCTGTACGCTAAATGCCATTTGTTATTCTCCTGTTTTTTTCTTATTTATCTTATTTATTAGAAATTCCCAATAACTTCGGAGAATTCTACGCCAGTGCGTACAGCGACGAAGTTGAGTTGGATGAAGTTGATGCTTCGAGCAGGTTTGATGTAAATATCACCAACAAACTCGTTGCGATCGATAACTTCTCCTGTGTTATTCGTCTCATCACATACAACTGTGAAGTCAGTAATACCGCGGCGACCTTGTACATCTCGTAGATAAGGCGTTACGAGGTTGACAAAGCTAGCTCGAGTAAACTCATCATTGAATTCAAAGAGAGTAAACTTCGAGGCCGTCGCGATTGCTTTTTCAAGAACAATAAACAGTCGACGTACATTGATTCGATCGAATGCTGATGGCTTAGCAAGCAGCGTCTTATCACCGAACAATACAATACCTTGTCCAGGGAAGTTAACGCATGGGTTCACACCGTTCTTATAAAGAATGTCGCGCTCTCCTTTCTTGGGGTTCCAAGCGAGTTTAACAACGTTCTTGATGTTACCGCGGTTGAATCCAGCAGGTGACCACCATGGATCACGTGAGTCATCAGTGTAAGCACAAAGACCAGCGACATCACCGTTGAGCGGAATCCACCGATAAATGTCATTGTACTTGTCATATTGATACTTGTATCCACTATCGAGTACAGCGTATGAAGTTGATCGCAAGTTATTTCTAAATGCAACTACATCTTCTGTGATATCGCTAGCATTACGTACAACGTCTGCCTTTTCAGGTGAGATGAATGCTACACAATCCTTACGGCGCTCACAGATGTTATCGATGATGTAGTTAGATACTGTTACACCGTTGATACCGATTGACTTACCACCAAGTACCAATGAAATGTCATAGTCTTCAGCAGACTTAAACTTATCATATGCTCGTAGAATATCACCAATATTGCTAGTATCAGCTTCACCAGGAATATCGCGACCGTGTGCAAATGACATGATAGCTGGGCGCGTTGCGGTCGAAGATGCAACATTCAAAGCAGTAGCTGATGTAGCAGTAGTTGAATCATTTGCCCACCAAATATACTTAGAAGATTGATTGATTACATCTTTATAATAAAGGTTTCCGCCGTCTACGTCTTTAGCATCAGTAGCACGCGATAGACCTTGCCACACCTCGAGAATAGTATTAGGCGTACCAGAGATCTCGCCATCTTCATCAATGACTACAACATGCATTTCATCTTTTGCCGCGGTGTTACCTTGAGCTGCTACATAAGCTGATGTACCAGGAGCTTTTTCTACAACATCCCATTGACCCCATAGGCGAGTCAAGTTGTCATTTTGAGCTACCGTTACATTCTCAGTAGTGACTAGTGCTTGAGCGAAGTTAATGCTAGCAGTATTTCCAGATGGAGTGCCGATAGCTGTAATCTCGAGATATTGAACACCAATTTCTGAATTACCCAACTTAACAAGATCACCGACTGTCATCAGATCAGTCATATCAGTAATTTCTTGCGCGTTGTTCAAAGAACTAATAGTAGCAGTATTTGAACCTACAGCAATAGTGATTGAAGTATTAACCAATTGAATATCGCTAGTGAAGGCTGCTTCACTGTCACAAACAGATACTTTCAATGAGTTACCCAATGCACCAGGACATCGAGCAACAAACCTTACAGCTGCGTCAAAGTTATCCTCGATACCTGAATCGTAGTGATCGTCATTCTTCACGATGTGGTTTGACATTACAGCATCAGAATCCATCGCTGAAGTGTTAGCAATTGCATTGAATGAGAATCTTGGATCATGAATTTCAAAATCGTAAGTACCAGTAGAAGCGCTAAACAAGCTTGATACAGTAATTCTAGTAGAACCAGATCGTGTAACTGTAAGTGTACCGCTACCAGACGCGTCTGTCAGACCGGAAACAGCCGTATTACCTGCGGCACCTTCGGCTAACTTAAATGTAGTCGTTGTAATATCACGAATATAGTATGTTTCTCCTGGATCAATACCAGTAGGAAGCGTGCCAGTAGATGCAAGAGTTACAGCTTCACCATCAACAAAGTTAATAGCAGAAGTACTAGTAAACAAACCTTCTGAGTATGCGTTTGAATCTGGAAGTACGTCAGCAGCAATATCACCTGCACTGAGTACTACGTCAGAAGTATCGACAACTGTAACTGTGGATTCACTGTCGAAACCACTTACAGTAGCTGCGACAACGTCACCTACACCAACACCGGTGGCAGTATTTGCAGCTACAGCAATGTAGTTCGAACCATTAACTGCATATCCATTTACTCGAAGATTATCACCGGTTGAGTGATGTGCTCGAGATACATGCAGACGATTTGAGTAGGCCAAGAAGTTGGCTGCAGTGAACCACGTCTCAGCATTGTCTGAATCTGGCTTGCCATATTCATTAGCAAGTTCAGCTTCAGATACAACGAGTTGAGGCTTATCTACCGGACCCCACTTAAATACACCGCCAATAGCAGCGTCAGTAGTGGCAACGGCAGGGATTACAGTGGTCAGATCGATCTCTGTAACATTAACGCCTGGGCTTAATTGAAAAGGCATATTTTTGTTCTCCCTAAATTATTTTAATTATGTAAGATCGTACTTTTATTTATAATAACCGATATTTCAAAGTAACCAACTATAGTCATTACCCCTAGCGGTGACCGGTTTAGGGTCCTCGAATTCGTTCTGACCGTCATCTATCATTCCAAATGGTACCAATTCACTGAACACTTTTTCCTCATTCATTTCTTTGAGGTTGATAACCGTATTTATATCGGTGAGTTCTTTGAAAAATCTCTGATTAGAAAGCCAACCGAAGAGTACCAAACACATCATCAAATCGTCATGATTACCTGGTTCTGCTTCGTATGATGTTCCCTTCTGACTAAAAGTCGACATCTCTCTAATAGTTTCGAAATCATTAATGATCAATTGATTCTGTTCAACCAACAGTTTGATCATAGAACAACCAATTGACTTGACAGACTTTGTAGTACGTATACCTTTATCTGCCTTACCATTAAATCCTGCTACACCAGATAATAGGCGCTTACCTTCTCGCCCGTTATTTTCAGTAAGCAACATATTTTCATATTCATATTCTTCAAAAATGATACCAGCTACTTGTTCTCCTATATCATTGACTTCAACGAGTATATTAGCATCGTTAAAATACTTTGCGGCAGCGTGTACAGCGGCAGCATAATCGACTGGTGTGATCATATTATTACGATATGCACCAACCTGTACGTATGGCATCTGTGAGATATCGATGACTTGGAAAGCTGAGTAGTCTAAACCTTTGCCTCTGCTCACATCGACTACTATTACATAGTTGCCTTCTGTCTTTGGTTCTTCGTATACTACAATGCCGCCTACTTCTTTTACGGCCTCTTTATATACAAGTTGCTTGAGCTTCCAACCAGCAATCAATGTGCCTGACGAGCCGAGGAATTCGCATTCCATTTCCTGAGCAAACTTCTCAGTATCAAAATCCATTGCTGCGAGTGTTTCATCGTACCATTTTTGATCACGACCTGGTACATCAGTCCACATGACTTGAACAAACTCATAACCGTTTTTACCCGCCTTCGCTCCTTCGCACGTCTTATAGAAGTGATTTAGACCGTTCGGTGTCGATGTGAGTAGAATTTTGGTTGACGTACCAGAAGAAATTGTAGGAAAGACCGAAGCAAAAAATTCGTCCCAGTTTTCTACGAAAGCTGTCTCGTCGATATACAGAAAAGATACTGATTTACCTCGTATTGCGGATGATGAAGTGGCTGCTGCAATGATCTTTGATCCGTTTTCAAATTCTACGGATCCTTTGTTCCATTCGATGACACCTTGTTGCAACCACTTAGGAAGAGCTTCATAAGCCGTCTTGATACGATCCAATATTTCTCTTGCAGCGTCTCCTTTATTTGCGAGAAGAGCGACAAGCTTATGATCGTTAAAAAGAATGTAATGAAGTATAAGACAGACAGCAGTCGTTGTCTTACCCGCTTGGCGGCTTGTAACCACACATACTCGTCGGTTATTTGTGGTTTTTTCGATGATTTCTTTTTGATAGTCATAGCATGTAATCGGTATGAGTCCGTGGTCAACGTGTACGATCTGTATATACTTCTCAGCAAAATATATTGGATCTTTAGCACACTTCACGAATTCTTGGACCATCTCTTCGGTCCACTCGATCGTTACGCCTTTTCTTTTAAGATTGACATTACCGAGATACGAACGGTAGTCAATAATATCCTGAATATCAGTCGCCATCTTTATTCATCAACTTTAGAAGCTCACTTGTTGAGCCCACAAAAAGATTGTTGTTGACTGTTTCCTTCTTGTCTTCTGGTTTCTCCCCGGTGAGCTTTTGTTTTTTCTCATGCATGCCTAATAGATCATTGTTCATATCGCCCATCGTCTTAATCATCGTAGCGAGTACTTCGTATGCTCGTGGATGTTGTGATTGATCTGCTACAGCAAGTAATTCGTCGATAGCGCTATGTCCTTTCTCAATCAGATCATAGAAATTTTGTCGGACATATTTGGTATCGTTCTCTACTTCTTTATCAGTTTCATGTAGAGATGGACGATATGTAGTAGGTAATGGCTTATCATCATCGATTTCAATAATCGTTGTTGATTTGACATCTAAAATGTCATCGAGTTGTGCATTATCTTTCATGTCTTTATCCTTCACTGATCCGGCCATGGATCATCTATAGTAACAGCAAGTCCGAAGTCTGAGTTAGCTGCAATTTGATCGGCATCAAGTGATACAAGATCAGGAGCCGAAATAGTCACTGTAGGTGTGCTCGTATAACCTGTGCCGCCGCTAGTAATAAGTATTTCAGATACAGAATCTGAATTATCAATAACAGCTGTTGCTGTTGCGTTTGCTCCGCCTCCGCCCGAAATAGTAACAGTTGCTGCGCTATATCCGACACCATCATTAGTAAGAGATATAGCAGTCACAGCGCCATCTGTAATTGTTGCGACAGCTGTTGCTTGTTCACTATTTAAACTAGTATATATTGTCGGTGTATTATTAGCTAATAATCCCGGTTGATTTACGATTCTAGCTGCAACATCAAGATCAGGATCTAATCCATCTGGCGCGAGAGTAATATCATCGTATAATGTAGCATCGAAAATTTGTGTATTAGCTAGATTGATTATCTCTTGCTTATAAACAGGTCCGAAGAACACACCTTTCATTGTAAAATCTAACTGCCATATCAGTGCTCTTCTCTCTTCGAATGAGCCTTCATATACATCGTCTTGATTGACTGCAGTTAAAACTAATGGGATATCGAGTTTAATATCGATAGGTGCATCGTCGACGAGTTGAATAGTCGATGTCCACTCAGGTGTAAAGAATGGTAAAATCTGTTCGATGATTCGTGTGCCGTCTGTTGTATTCTTTACGAAAATAGAAAGTGAAAAATTAATGTCATACGGGACCGGATTGTAGACATGTTTCTTTTTAGTATTGTCATCGGTAACAGTAGTAACGAAGCTATTACGTGTAGGCAGTTTTCTTTCTGGAGCATAATTGAATCCTGTAATCTCGAATCCCATTCTCGGCAAAACGATAGAGAATGGATTTTCTTGTGGATCTCTGTTACTATCGATACCATCAATACGAGCCAAGAATTTTTCTCTTGGTCCATACGAAAGTGGTACCTTTAGTGACTGCTTAACATTACCTGAATTATCAGGGCGATTGATCCAAATATCATTAAAGAGTGTGCCAAAAAGTATGACATACTTTCTTAATGTATCGTGGTAAAAAGTTCTTCCAAACATTAGTATCGCCCGTCGTCGCTAAATGGATCTGCTTCTGAGAAGTCGATGAATCCATCAGCCAAAGTTTCGAATGTACCGCCATCATTAAACACGTCATCTGGTTGCCAATCAGTTACTACACCCAGAGGCCTACCAGTATTTGCATCTATGATTACATTATTGTTTGCATCATATGTAACACCATCATCAGCATCTGCTACGACAGTATATTTCGCTTCGAGTGAATCAATTGCATCAACACCAGTATTTAAATCTTCGCCGCTATATTCGAACTGTTCACAGATCAAATCATAACACTGCAACGCACCCATCTGATAGAAGACGGGAGCTTCGTGTTCTGCAAACTTGATTTGATATATTTTTTCAGTAAGAGGGAAGTAAATGATATCACCTTCTTTCGGCCGCGGTGAATCTTCGTAATCACCGATGACCTCATTATATCTCTTATTGGCAACTGTAAATGTAATCTGATCTCGTATTTGGATATTAAATCGCGATAGGAAATCACCTTCTCCTTCAAATCCTTCAACATTTTTGATGTACATCTCAATTTGATATGAATCATTATATTGTGAAAGGGCATCAGAATTAAAGACATTATCGCGCGCCACGACTGTACGCGGACAGAACCAAACATCGTGTCCATATATTTTAATAGACTCGATAATCAGATCTTCGATAAGATTCTGTTCAGGCGAGTTATAAAAATTATCAAAATATGGGTTTGTAGCCATGTACAATTCCTAGTTTTACAGTATAATTAGCTAGTGCTAACCAATCATATCCATTACAGGCAGACTGTAGTTGCTGATCATCTCTTCTTCTAGTTTAGTGATTTCTGCCTGCGCTTCGTCGTAGATTTGTCTACCGTTAAACGTCACACCACCAGGTAATTGAAGTCCTTCGAATTTTGTAAGGTTTGTGCCCCATTGTCGTTTGATTAATTGCGAAGTATAATATTGTAGCCATCTATCCGCCCATACATCCGTATATGTTGCTGGATCTACAAGTTCATAAGCTTCGACGAGTAAATATTGACCTACTTCTAAATCGCCTGCAGTTTCGTCAATGTGTAATCGATTACGATGACGATTATATCTAATCTGTGGCTTGCCGACAAGTAGTTCTTGTACTAATGCAAGATGTTCCATTGTCATGTAGTAATCAATCAATGCAACATTTGTCAGCGTGTACAAATCGTTTAGCGCGATTTGATACCGGATATTAAAGATATCACCAGACGATGTATTTGGATCACCAATCGGAAAAAGCTTTACAGCACCTATAATATTTTCAGGCAAATCGATATACTTGTTTGATACAGTATTAGCATCGATCTCATGTTTATAATATATTTTTTCTGTACCGTCAAAGTGGTAGTCCCAGTAAAAACGCAGTGCTTGGTCGATACGATCATCGACCTGTGTATCGTCAACGTTTATTTCTATAACTGGCTTGCCAAGAGATCGGAGGCAATACTCCTTAAATTCATCTCTCGTTGTTGGAACTGCCATTTGTTTTCTCCGTATTTCGTTATTTTATTTATGCAACCTTAGTATAGATCCTGCCAGCTTCACCGAATATGTCTGGTTTTATTTTAACTGTAATATCTGGTGGATCTTTAGCGACAGCTACAATATCTGTCTCTTCGTATAGTTTTATTTCGATATTGGGTTGTTCGACAACCATGCTTATTATATTTACTTCTGGCTTAATTTTAACATTGATATCAACAGCAATTCGTTCACTATTAAACGTTTGACCAATGCCATTTATTCTTGCACTATTATCAAGATCACGTACAACACCAGTTATCAGTTTAACAGTTCTAGTACCAGAACCAGATGCAGAAGACGTCTGACTAATATTTGTAGTGATAGTAATGGTTCTTGTACCAACACCACTTGTAGAACCTGGTACACTTTGTGGAAGCGCAGCGGCCTTTGAAGTAATTATACGCTCAAATCTACCATCAACTCTTGAACCGCTAGCTTGCGGTATATTATCGGCAGTTTGTGTAATTGTCCTTTCGACGACACCGAGTACACTTGGTGTACCTTGTAGATTTGCAGATTTAGATATAACTGTACGCTTACCTGTACCTGCAGCCTCAGAATTCTGTAATTCGTCTTCAATAGCATGAGATACTGAAATAGAGCCTTGCATAGAAGCATGATATTGACAGACATAATATAATGTGCTGGGCGCGTTATCAGGAACAACGAAGGTTATAGTACCATTATCGGTTCCATTATTTGTTACACCATCGTTATATGAGTCAGCTGACCCAGTCGTCTGCGTAGTTTTGATCCAGAATGGATGACCGGGGGCACTTACATTAATGGTATAAGTAGATCCTCTATAGAAAGATAATGTAGGATTGCCACCAGTCCCGTCAATTACATATTCACCAGATCCATTGTTTTGCACAGAATATGTGACTGATTCTGATGTTTCACCAAACCCAATAGTTCCGGTGGCAATAATACGCCTCGTACCATCACCAAGTACAGAATTACCAGCAACAAGATCACCGAAGCCACTAACAGTTGTAATCTCGCGTTCAACTACACCGTCTGTTCTTGCACCAACAGCAACAAGATCACCGTTAGTAGATTTGACTTCACGCTTACCAGAACCAGTAGTAGAAGCACCGTATGCAACGAGGCCATCAAGTACAACTAGCTCACGTTCACCAATACCAGATGTAGAACCTGGAATCGACTGCGGCAAGTCAGTAAATGTACTTGTAATGATACGTTCGACAGGAATCGGGCTTTGTACTGTAGAAGTTGTAGCGACGACATCAGTACTAGTTGAAACGACAGTTCGTTTACCAACACCACTACCAGCCGCATTTCTCGGATGCACACCATTGACAAGAACAACACTTCGTATACCACTACCCGCAGTTGAACCTCCATATGGAGTTACATTATCATTAACTACAAGCTCGCGCTCTGCAATACCTGATATTGAACCTGGTACAGATTGTGGTAAATCAGTAAATGTGCTAGTAATAATACGTTCGACTGGTACTGGACTTTGGACCGATGCAGTTGTTGCAACAACATCTGTGCTAGTCGATACAATAGTTCTAAGACCAACACCGCTCGTCGAACCATTTTGTGGCAATACACCAGTAGTCAGTTCTACTGTTCGTATGCCAGAACCTGCAGTTGAAGAACCATAAGCGACGAGACCATCAAATACTACGAGTTCACGTTCAGCAATACCACTAATTGAGCCAGGAACTGATTGTGGTAAATCAGTAAATGTACTTGTAATGATACGTTCAGGGAAACTAGATACAGATGAAACTGTCGATATAAGTGATGTAGATTCAGATACAACAGTTCGAATACCAGAACCAGAAGTCGATGCAGCTGTAATAAGATTTGCAGATACAGCAGGAATTCTACGTGTACCATCACCAACTACTGCATCATCCGCTACGAGATCACCAAATCCTGTAATCGATGTAATTCGTCTTATACCTACACCGCTGACACTCGGTATAGTTGTAGTAGTATCGCCACTACCAGGTATAATTCTTTCGGCAATACCAGTAGTAGTTGCCGAAGTAGTTAGATTTGTTGATGTCGATACTATTGTTCGCTCAGCAATACCGCTAGTCGAAGCTGAAGTTACTAATCCAGTTGATGTTGATACGACTGTTCTAATACCGCTGCCGTTTGTGCTAGCACCAACAGCTACGAGCGAATCAGTTCCGACAACTTCTCGTTCACCAGTACCGACGGTAGAATTACCAGCAACAAGATCACCAAATCCGGATATAGATGTTATAGTTCTTTCACCTACACCTGTCACGGATGCTGACGTCACTAAACTCGTCGATGTCGATACAATAGTTCGTTCTGCAATACCTGCAGTTGAAGCTGTTGTGACTAAACCTGCCGATGTAGAAACAACAGTTCGAATACCGCTACCACTCGTACTAGCGCCAACAGCGACAAGCGAGTCTGTGCCCGGAACTTGACGTTCACTAATACCTGATACACTACTATTATTTTGTGGTAGAGTTGTAGATGTACTCTTAACAATTCTTTCAGCAACACCAGCTGTACTAGAATTAATCGCTATGAGAGATGTAGATGTAGATACGATCGTTCTTTCAGCAATACCACTAGTGCTAGAATTAACAGCAACTACATTTGCTGATGTAACAACTTTACGTGTAGCATCACCAAGAACTGAATTACCAGATACAAGATCTCCTGTACCTGTAGCAATAATTGTTCTTGTACCTGCGCCTGTTACAGTTGCAGATGTGGTAAGATTTGCCGACGTAGATACAACTGTTCGTTCGCCAACACCTGCAGTACTACCATTTGAAACAGCAAGAGAAATAGATGTTGTAATTTCTCTTTCAGCAGTACCTGAAACTACAGATCCGACAGCAACAAGCGAGCCTGTGCTAGTAAGCTCACGTTCGAGTGTAGAGGATATTAATGAATTGGCAGATACAAGAGAAGTAGATGTCGATACTATTGTACGTTCAGCGACACCACTTACAGAGCTATTAACTGCTACAAGACCGGCAGATGTAACAACCTTACGTGTTGCATCTCCTAGTACGGAATTGCCAGATACGAGATCACCCGTACCCGTTGCGATGATTGTTCTTTCGCCGACACCAGATGTAGAACCATCTGTAGAAGTAAGAGATACGCTACTTGTAATTACACGTTCTGCAATACCAGTAACTGCAGTACCGGCACAGACAACGGTACCAGTTCCGGGTAGTTGTCTTTCTGGAGATGTGGTAACTGAGCAATCGTCAGCTACGAGATTTGTATTAACACTGAATACTGTTCTAGCACTAGAGCCAGATACAGCACTATTAGTAATACCAAGAACACCAGCAGTGACTTCTTCGTATTTAATTACATAGGCGATATCTACGTAATTATTACTGCCAGGTGGTGTTCCATCAACTACATAAACTATTCTAGCCATAAATCACCCGCATAACAAAGGGCAGAATAAACCTGCCCTTGTATGTTAGATCTCTTTGGCCGGAAACGAGGTAACGGTCAAAGACTTCGTTACCCAAAACCATTGTTAATTAATTCGGCGCAGTATAAGTCAGAGAGCTGACAGAGATTGTATCACCAGTACCGATGTTCACAGACGAAAGCTGAATTGAACCCGTTCCGGTGTCGTCATCAGTAACGTCACCAGTAAAGATTGTATTGCCATTCGAATCTTGTACTTCGAAGTACGTTACTGTTGATGAGTCACCAGATGACCAACCATTTCCAGGTGCCAATGTGTTAGTATCAGCTGTGATAGCAGCGGCCGTCGCGACTCCATTTGCTGAAGCACCAAATGCAGTACTACTAAAAGTCAATTCTGCAATAACAGCATTTCCTCCAGCATGTACAGTACCTGTATCATAAAAAATAAGTTTTCCTGCTGCGCCGCCTGCGTCAATACGATCGACAACGGTATCAGCTATTAGATTCCGGACGTCGTCTGGATGTTCTAGTGTTGCCATTAGCACTTTCTCCTTGAGTTTCTTTTTTTGAATCTTTCGATGTCAATCTTAATTTTTGTATGGTACCATCTGCGCGTTTAATTTCTATAACACCAGATATACCAGATTTATGTTCATCGTCTTTCATATCTATCCATTATTTATAATAGTTTGATTTTAAGCTATTGCCAGCCACCTTCTGGTCCAACTCTAAATAAATCCCCTTCGCCTGGAATACCACTTTGCGCATCCCACCAAATATGCTGAGGACCAGGAAAGTTTACTAAATTCATAACGTCTGGTCGATAGTTTTCTGGCCAAACAATATCATACGAATCTAAATCGTCCCGACCATTCCATTGTACCTCTACTTTTGGCAGGGTATAATCGTGCATCTTTCCTTCATTGTCATATTGTTCATATTTATTTCCTAATTTTCGCAGCCATTCTTCCCATCCTCTATTACCAACTCTATTTTGAGCGTCAGCACATATACCTTCAACTCGAGTATCGTATACGTAAGTTGGATAACGATCAGTTAAAACCTTCATTGATAGATTACCTTGTACGTGCTCATGTTTGAGAATAAAATATTGCAGTGTATCTTCACCAATCTTATGAGCATTATCAAATCGATGTGCTGCCGCGGCTTTAGAATAAAATACTACACGACAATGTGATTCCCAATTATTGATATAACGATATGCATACTGCGCCCATTTTGTGTGAGCTTGAGATAATTGTACAGCAAAATCATTTCCTTCAGGCGTTGGAATAAGGTTGCCATTAATTGCCTTCTGCCAAAAATCTTGTTTTAAAATAAAACAACGACAAGGAAATCCATGTATTTGATCATGGTCAAACTGATCGCTTGAGCCTACTCGAGGATTATAGTGATGTGGATTTAAATATCCCCAATCTGCATATATTCCATATTGATATTCGATCGCGACAACATCGGGACATGTATTTGATTGCGCTAATTGTTTATATGTCCATACACCATGCGGTGTAATAAAATCGTCACCATCTACTAACACCATATAATCATTGTCTGATGATGTGAATATGTCTAAAACGCTGTTTTTACCTGTAGCTGGTGTGCCGTCAGATGTTGTAACTGAATATGCGATATTAGCACTTGTTGCATAGTCTATAGCGGAATTGACGTATGCTTCATCAGTACTATTAAAGACGAAGTGAATATCTTCTTTTGGAATGGTCTGCTCGTGTCTTTTTGTAGCCTTTAGATTAGAACTACAAAGCACATAGAATTTAACACTCATATCAATCTATCGGTTGTACTGGCCAAGAGACCGATGAGGGAAACGTATTTTGATTTGGAATATCTCGTAACGCTTGTCTATACGCAATCATTTCATCAGTCATTGTCCGGTCAGAGAATCCCCAATTATCAGTCAAACGTAGTAAATCATTTCTCTTTTTTCGTATATCTAATGCTAGTTCATTATTAGTTTTATCTGTTACTGTCCAACCATGAGTAACTGTAGTTTCTGTCTCAGTAATATTTTCTTCGATAGTTTGCGTAGCAAAATCGTACGAAGGCGCATCTACAAAAACATGATCTTTTGTTTGACCAGTTGTAGTATCGAGTACAAACGTATCTGCTTCCATTTTTGCCCAATATCTTTCTGCTTGCACCACTTGATCAGTTGCTGCTTCGTGACAGTCATTTGCAGTAAATCCATCTTGCAAACCAATCTGAGCAAAAAAATCTGGTTTATCAGTTTTAGAATACTTAACTTGTATTCTGTTGTTGATAGCATCAGCTTCTAAAATTTCGTAATTGACCATTATAATATCCTAAGAGAAATCGAAATACATTGTTCGACCATTTAAATGAGCATCAGTAAATAAATTGTATATCGCTTCTATAGTCGAAGCGTTAGCGGAACCATGATTATATGAACCGCCATTAGTGACACCCGCGAATACCCATCTATAAGATCCACTAATTTGTGGATTACTATCGCCAGCATTTAGTTGTTGAAAAGCACCCGCACTTGTTCTGTTAACGGTATACTTAGTATTTGTATTTGCTGAACTATATACTTGCACGCTTGTCCATCCACCATTACTCGATCTACTTGTTGCTATTTCGAAGTGATAATCGCCATTATAATAATTGGTTGCGTAAATAGTATGTATAGTACCACTTGTAATTATTCCCGTAGTAGCAGAGATAGAACCAAATGATGTTGCTGTTGTAGAACCTTCGTAGTGGTAATAATTACCCTTGCCACTGCCCGCATAACCATAACGCGATGGACCATAACCATCATTTGATCTGCCAACAGATGTAATTCTCGTTTGAGCTACAGCACTTTTGCCATGAAAATCACTATAGCAAATTTGACCAGACGACTTTTGGGCTAATGCTCGAGCATCTGCATCATTTAAACATAACTGTGCGCCTGCTGATTTACCTAATTCAACGTTAATATCCGATGCACATAATTGTCCAGATGATGGAAGTGCCATTATGGTGTATTCGCTACTTGCTCGTCATCGTTTGTTGGTGCTACAAGAGTGCCCATGATAATTTTATTTTGTACACCCATTGCAACTTCGCCAACACGAATTTCAGTAGCATCGGCATCGTATTCACCATTTGCAGTAAATACAGCATTCACCTCGCGTACATGTATCCACTCACCATTATTAAATGTGACGGTAACAGTTTGAACCGCGCCAGCAGGTTCAGTATATGTCCACGTTAAACTCATTTTATTTTCTCCTTTAATTCTTCAATTTGTTTCTGTTGCTCTTTAATGGCTTCTATTAATAGAGGTACCATTTTAGCATAGTCTACAGTTAAATAATTTTCACCAGATTTTGACGTTATTATTCCATCATGTTCGCCTGTTTCGTAATCAACTGGTGCAAGTTCTACGGCTTCTGGTAATACTGCTTGTACTTTTTGAGCTGATACACCAACTTGTTGCTTATCATTATTATAGCCTAATTCTTTAGCTAACTCATTTTCTACATAATAGAATCCGTCAAGTGATAAAACTTTATCTAATGCATTATCTATATGTCCTGTAATTGTCTTCAGACGTTCATCTGAATAGTACGCGCAAATATTAGCAGATGTAGCAATAGTATTCGTAGCATATATAGCTTTACCGTTATATGCACGAATCCATGAAGTGTCGGTCATATTCCAACCACCGCCGTATGATTGGAAATATAATCCGCTAGTGCTTTCTGCTCTAAACCAATCATTTGCATAGAATTGGCCGCCATAAATTCTGCCATTCGCTTGAGTACGAACAACTCTATTTGCTTGATTATTTCTATCGGTGGTAGTAAGATGATAACCGTCAAGCAAATCGGCATCGAGTCCAGAACCAGAACCGTCATTAGAATCGTGCCATATTTTACGCCAGCTTGTAAACGATCCAGCGCTACATCTTCTCCACCAAGGCCCAGAATCTTGATTATATTGAGCTGCCATTTGCCAGCCGTACGCATTGCCAGTATTTCCTGAGATGCTACCAACAGTATAATGTAAAGCATTAAAACCATGAATATGACTAGTACCTGACGGATAATTTGAACCAGACCAAATATCAAAAAATCCTGATCCAGCATGGAATGTCTGATTAGCATTGTAACCATTTTTTCCGAATGAACCTACCCAATAATTTGAATCAGTTGTATAATCTACTGACCGAGAGAAATCATTTTTGTAACTTTCTCCAATTTGTACTTTAAAATCCTTTACAGTTAAATAACGTAGGTAGGCGTCATATGATGCAGTAATTCTGGTCAATCTGTTTGCTGTTCCTGACGATCCTGATACAGAATTGATCCAACCTGCATGAATATAGCCATTTGCCTGTGTGCGTACGACGGCGTTTGCTTGATTATTCGTTGTCGAAGAATTTAATTGCAAGCCATCGAGTGTATCCGCATCAAGACCAGAACCTGAACCGTCGTTACCGGCATGCCACATGGCATTACCATTAGCTTGAATATTGGTTTTATTAAAATAAAAATTACTACGATCCGTGTAAATATGAGCATGACCAGTATTTGCAGGACCTATTTGAATATATCCATATGCTGTTGTATTTCTTATCCAAGCACCAGATGTTGCAGGTCCAGTATCGCTAGGAACATTAACATTTCCACCAGTGGTCATGGTCCCTGTAATACCTAAATTACCACCGGTTGTCAAATACATTTTTCTTGCACCGGAGGCATTACTACCATACATCCAAACAAATGGATAACCGCCTACACCCGTTGAATACTCACTGGTGCCGTCTGTTCTAAATGCCATTTGACGGCTATTACCGTACAACTTTACATTAGCATTATCACCATTCTCTCTTAACCATGCATTATTAACATTATAGTTCGCACCATTAGTGATATAACCAGCGCCATTCGTCAGCTGATTGTTATTGGTTGGGATGGTCGGCGTACCTGTTAGCTGAGAATACGCCATAGTACCGTTTAATATAGAACCTCTTACCCATACGTTACCATCGCCTCTAATAATAAGATTAGAATCACCACTGAGGCCACCATCTTTGAAAGCAATATCCTCACCACCAGATGTAGCTATAATCAAATGTTGATCATTAGTGTCAGTAGCTTGTATATAACCTCGTACACTTCCTGCACTAGTTTCTAGATCTATATACTTACCAGCTTTTAAGCGTACATTTCCACTGTAGAAATCATGGCTAGTGGCCGTATAATTCATTGCACCGTAAGCACCTGCAGTCCTGCTATATGACAACAAATATCCTTCACCGGCTGACCAACCTATTTCTACAGCATAACCGCTCCGATCAGAAGAATTAGTATTCCACCATCCAGTCGCTCTAATTTGACCAGCAGCCTTAACATCACCTACAATATCAATATCGCCAGAAACTGTTGATGTAATATAGCCAGCGCCGTTCGTCAGCTGGTTGTTATTGGTTGGGATAGTAGGCTTATTTGATAAATTGTTATAATTCGAATAATATGAGCCATGTTGTCCATCTAACAAGTCAGCATCAAGTCCAGAACTAGCACCGTCGTTAGAGTCATCCCAAATTTTAACCCATCTACTCAAATTAGCATTATAAATGTTTAAACAATTATCACCAGCTTGATCGTATATTAATAAACCCTGTGCCGCAGTATACGTTGTTTTTTCGTTATTATAAAGTTGTATAGCCCCTAGTTGAACTAAACTATTATTAGCAGAAGTTGTGGTAATATAACCAGCACCATTCGTCAACTGATTGTTATTGGTTGGAATAGTAGGCTTACCAGTCAAATCAGCATATGCACCACTAAATAGTGATGGCTTACCAGTCAAATCAGCATATGCACCACTAAACAATGATGGCTTACCAGTCAAATCAGCATATGCACCACTAAAATTAGATGTGCCATAACCCGCTGAAGCATGATTACCCCAACCATGTGCTGTATCTGCTTTGGTGCCTTGCGCAGAAGTGGCATAATCAGTTGACGCAGTTGTCGCTGCAGTACCTAAACCTAAATTAGTACGTGCTGTCGCTGCATTGGCGAGATCAGACAGATTAGAAGATTTAGCTAGCTTAGTACCAATATTAGTTGCGGTTGTAGTTGCAAAATCGGGATCATCACCCAACGCCTCTGCTAATTCGTTTAATGTGTCAAGAGTAGATGGAGCAGAGTTTACAACACCGGCAACTTCAGCGTCTACATAATTCTTCATCGCAGTATTTGAAGATGCGATCGCAGTATTCATCTGTGCGGTATTAGAAAAATTAGTGTCTACATATGACTTGAGTGCAGTGTTTGATGATGCGATCGCAGTATTCATTTGAGCTGTGTTAGAATAATCTGCTATATCCGTATCAGTGACATAGCTACTCAGATCTAAACTTCTATTAATCCACTCAGAACCAGAACTGCTATAAACAAGATAATCACCATTTGAAAGAGATGTAAGATTGGTATCGGTTAGACCATCAACACTACTCACAAGCGAGAGTGTTTCGTTTTCCCAATTACCAGTATTTGCATTATATTGTAATACCTGATCAGAAACAACATTTGCAATAGAAATATCTGATAACGTGTTGATACCGGTATTACTGATCGTAGTTGAAATTTTAGTATCAGTTTCTTTAGATGTCAGAATATCTGTATTAGCAACAGTATTCGCTGCCCTACGAGTATTAATTTCTTTCGCTGTCTTATTCGTATTTTGAACAAGACGCTTTGAAATATTATCAAAAAGGAAACTACGTGTACGTCTTGCCATTAGGGAATAACCTCGATTGTATTGACAACTGCTGTCCAGTTAACTGTTTTACTCGTTGCTCCAGTGCAATATATATTGAGTGTATCATTTGTGTCATCAGCTCGTATATCAACCGACCAATTTAAATCATCAGCGGCAACCGCAATCTCGTAAATATCTCCAACGTCGTCTGTTGTACCGTTATGATTATCGGCGCAACCTTTTAAATGCCATGATGCACTTTCTCCATTTGAACATGCAACAATCGAAGCCTCAAAGAAAAGAGTAGAATTGGCCGTCACTGGAACACGACCAGTAGAACTGTGGATCAGATAAATTTCTGTCTCTGTACCATTCGTTGTTTGACCATGAGCCACGTAGCGATTCATCTGGTAACTGTCAGTACCATGTACAAACGAATTGGCAACCGCGACGTTAGTCAGATTAACATCGTTACCAAATGAGTTGCCTGTGAGTTTAGTGATTGCCACTGTTTATTCCTATGCTGTGTTTGCTTCGGGTGGAATAGGAGGTACAAAAGTTTCTTCTTCGTCTTGAGGAATATTATTTCCAGTTGCTTCCCATTCACTACCGTTGAATTGGAATTCATAATTTTGTAACCATGCTATATCTCCAGTATTTGCTTCTGGAAAAATAAACGTATTCATCTGTATTGTTAAATCATCTATATTCGACATAATTAATAATATCCTGTAGCCGAAGAATGCTGCGCGGTAGCTGTTACTCTTCTTTCTCTAAAATCATAACCGCCCCATTGATCCCAATCTATAATAATTTGGCAATATGCTGCTAGCATATATGCTACCAAAACAACGTAACCGTCACTCGAAACATACGAACTCTGCGTTATACTCCATCCTGTGTCGTTGTGCACAGTTTGATTGGGTAAAGAACCATTCCAATTGTGCCAACCAACCATGCCGCTACCAACTGCATTTGACCCAGTGTAACAATATCCTCTATATCTAAAGAGAGACATTGTATATTCAGTATTACCAGTCGGCGAGCCACCGGCCCATAAGTTGGTTTTCATATGTAAATATGAAGCTGAATTACTATATGGGCCTGAATAAGTAAACCATCCTAAAATACATCTTGGTTCAGAACTCGAATGCGATCCTTGTGTCCTGCCATGTATTAATGGGCCGAATGTTTGTGTAACAACTCCTGAACTTGTTACGCCAGTTTTTACACTATTTGTTCCAACTGCAAAATGTCCTGTTCCGTCCCCACCTATAAAAGATGTAGTGTTTGAAGTACCTCTAATTGCAACTGGTGTTGAAAGACCAGGATAACTAGAGTTATATTCATTACTGGTAAAAGTTCCTACGTATAGATTATTTTTAAAAAAACCATATGGATTAGTACCATCAGAAAGTAACATATTAATTGATTTAACGCCACTAGAACTGTTACGATGCCCGAAAGCCCAAAAATAACCACTTCCATCTGACTCCCACGAATCCACTCTGTAATAAGGATATTGCACAGGCATTTGGTCGGAGCCAATCCATATTGATGAATAATTACCGTCATCGGTTAATTTAAATCCTCCAGCTGAAGTCACATCAAGTAATTTAGAAGGTGCTGCGGTGCCAATTCCTACACTACCGTCACTTTTAATTGTGAATCGTGTAGCATCAGAGCCCCCGCTCGGATGACAATTAATATACATGTGCCCATCATTATAAGAATAGAATGTCCAACTTGATGCACCAGTATTATTTAATTCTAAATGTTCTGTATTTCCAGCAAACGAGGTTCTTATAGGTTTATAAGAAGTAAAACCTGAACTATTATGAAATTGAGCTACTTGTGTAGGAGTAAATGCACCGTCGTATGTTAATGATTGCGCTGCATCTGCAAATAAGTTAATAACACCATATGACAATTCCATTGCTGAGGGTGCCCATGTACCTGTATATGCCCCCAAATAACCGTTATTTGTTGTTTGTGAACCTTTTAAAGCTTGACCAAAAGTTAAACGCCCTCCATTTCGCGAAGTCCATATATTACCAAGCGATCGAGTAGAACTGCTATGCCAACTAATTTGTGTACTACCTGAAGAGTCTGCGCCCAAATCTAATGTACTGCGCGGAGACCTAGTACCAATACCCAAATTGCCAGAAGAGGTCAACGCTAATCGATATTGTGATGTTGGTGCATCAGCATAAAATTCTAATCCATTAGATGTAGAACCCATTTGCCAACTGCCATTTGTATCGGCAAGTTGAATCCAACCGCCACTAGAACCGCTTGCAAATCTAGATATAATACCAGAAGTTGGAACAAGTCTATAGACTTCTAAAGGATATGAGGGAGACTGATCACCAATCCCCACGTTGCCGTCATTGCGAACTGTAAAAAGCTCGGTTGTATTATTATGTACACTAAATATCGATACGTCTGCAACGCCAGTGCCTCTACCAGTCGCCTGTACTTTTAACGCTACACCTTCAGTTACGTTCGGTCCGCTATTGTTTATATAAACAGTGGGAGTCGAGCCCGTGTCTTTGTTAACGGTTAAAATACTAGAAGGACTCGAATTTCCAATACCAACTCTACCAACGCTATCGATAACAATATTATGATCTGTATGATTCGTCCAAAAATGCATACGATCGTTAGCATGTCTATATTCGATAATTCCTTGATACGTGGCTGATCCAGTATTTGAATCGGCAAAATATAAACTTGTTCTTGCTGTGTTATCTGTAGTTGCAATAGTAATTCCAGCATTCGAATCATCTTCAACAACTAAATTATCTGCGTAGCTATTGTAAGCACTAGTCGTACCAATTTGTACTCTGCCGGCACTATCGATACGCATACGTTCTGAGCCGTTTGTATGCGCATGAAGGAAATTGCTAGTTTTGTTACCTCCCCAGAGATTTCCACCATAACCCGTTGTATCGCCTATAGACCAATAAGCCGTATCTGTATACAAATAAGCATCTATAGACCCGCTATGTCCAGAAAACCTAACTGGATTAAAACTAGAAGCAATTGCTTGTATATCTAGGGTATAAGATGGAGTAATGCCAATACCAACTCTTCCTTCTTCGTCGATCCGCATCCGTTCATTAGAAACGCCTGTACTATCAGTATGGAAAGTTAAATAAGTGTTTGCTGATGTTCCGATCGCTGTGTGAGTGCTAGCGCTATATGCAAAGAAATCCCAATCATTTGTGCCGCTATCGCGACCCATCAATAATTGTCCACCAGTGGTACTTCTGATATTCAGCGTACTATAATTGTTCGATAAAAATGGATCAAAACCCATGCCCACATTATTAGCTACAAAGTTAGCGAGGGTAAATGTATTAGCTGATCTGTCGATAGTAGAAGGAGGCGTGGCAGTGTCGAATGCATCTTCTTCGTAACCATTAAACAAATAATAGTATTCGTTGCTGGCGTCTCTGAAGAATCCTGTGTGAAGTGCAGTAGTCCCACCATCATTTGAATAGTGACCTACAAAACCGATATCGATTGTGTCTGAAATCTCGTTATTAGTAGCGAGCTGAATGAGCGAGTCTTCAACTTTTAATTCGTTAGCGGCAATGGTAGTTGTATTACCATTGACGATAAAGTCGCCGCCAATTGTCAAGTCATTTACAATAGTGACATCATCGGGCAATCGAGCGAGAGGAATTGTACCTGTTGTGAGCTCGCTAGCATTAAGACTCGTGACTAAAGCGCCGTTACCTGTCATCACTCCAGTTGTGACAACATTACCCATTAAAATATGAGTAGCATTAGCAGTAATCGAATGATCACCAAGTTCGATAGATGAACCTGAAAGATAGATGTCTCTGAACCGTAGGTCAGACGTACCTAGATCGTATGTTACGTTTGCTGTTGGTACAAGATGACCATCAGTCGTAATCGTCAATACTTTCTGAGTAGCTTTATCTTCAATACCAGGTGATTCTGCAGAAGAGAATGTACGACCGATATGTAGGATATAACAGTCATCAGTTGATTCGAGATTTGCTGTGAAGGTAATCGTATTGCCTGTTGCAGTGTATGCAACACCTGGTTCTTGCCGCACATCATTAACAAAGACAGCGAGATCATTTGCATCGCTAACACCTTTATTTAGAGTATAGCTAACAGAGCCATCACCAGCCACCGACTGTTTAGCTACGCTAGAAAATTCCTGTGTTGGTGTAACTCCGAGATAAGCCACTGACTATCCTTCTTTTTGTTTTATTTATGCAGTGTTTGCTGACGCTATACTAGCTTCGTATGCTGCAATAACTTCGTCTGTATGTACTATTGCACAAATTGCTTGTACTTCAGCTGATTGGCTTGATGTGTCCATACCGGGATGCACCACGTGTCTATGAAATGTACGACTAATTTCTACACCATCTCGTTCAATTACAGTAGCTGTACGAACTTGTACATTTTTTAAAGCTCCTATAATTTCA